ATATATCTTCTTTTAGGATTATTTTCTTTTTTACAGCTTCACGTATAATATTGGCAAAATAAGTTATTCTGGATTTTATCAATTTTTCTTTTAGTTTATCAAATTTTTTTCCTTCAAAAACACTAGCAAAAGCTTTATTAATGAGAGTTGGATCAGCGGCCTTAACCGTATTTTTCTTTTTTAATGATATTCCATAAAAAGATTTTTTATCTGAAGCTTTTGCACAAACTATATCAGATGAGTTATAATCATCAAATCCAAAAGCATTAACTTGAAACTCTCGCACATCTGCCGGCCAGATATTACCTGTCATATATGTAATAATTTTAGCAGTTGGTTCTGACATAAAATCTCTTATACCAATTGCAGCAGATATGCCTACGGCCATATCTTGGATAATTTTTGAAGAATTCGGATCCAATAGTTTTACAAACTCTTTTTCGATAGTGCCGTTTCCAAACTGGACTAATTGTTTATTCACTATTCCAGCTTCAATGATTTTTTTCAAATCACCAATAGTAGTCATTTTCTTTAGTTCTGACTTTGTATACTGCAATGCAACTGCGGCCGCTATTTCAGATGGTTCGTATGCCATATGACTCTCCTTCTATAGTTATATTTATATACTATTTTAGAAGGAGAGTCAAGAGTTAATTTACATATAATGCAAATATGTTCCTATGATATATTTGTCATTAGAAATTGCTGGTTGACCCGAATGTGGGTGTGTCCAGAAAGGCGGGAAAACAGCAAGGCGACCTTTCTTTGCTTCAATACTTGTATTGTAGTCTGGGAAAGCAGTTTCTCCGCCTTCTTCGACATCGTTCAAATAAAAGAAACATACCAAGAACCTACGGGCGGAAGCATAATCGCCAACATCCGCATGATATTTAAAATCATCTTCGCTTCCAGCAACATATTTTTTCATACGAACTTCTTCGTTGTGACATTGACTTGGAAAGAATACAATATTATTATGTCTGCGATAACTTTCAACATATTCAGAAACCTTACTCAATAAATACATAGAGGCCTCTTCAAACTCTGATCCAAGTTTTGGTTCAAAGAAATTTAATTCAGTGAAACTTCTAAACTCCGGATGAACTGTTTTTTTATGCAACGACTCTTGTTTTTCAAACATACCAATTAGTTTGTCGCACCACTCATCCTCCAACGCATTATCCCACACAGAAATAAATGCATGATTGCCATCCGGCGGTTTAACCGAAAAATTTTCTTCATCGACCTCAAAGTGATGTACTTCTGCGCCTTCTGGCAAGTTTTTATCTTCTGTTTTTTCATTTGTCATATCTTAATCTCCACACTTCCTATTTTTTTAGAGTTATTTGAAAAATTATTTGAGTAGTCCTGACTCGAACTACTATTGTCGATTATCTCATCTTGAGCAGAATCTTCAACATCATATAATCGCATTTTGGGCCGGTCGATTCCTACTACAAATCTTTTATAGTTATTCAAATCGTTGTAACGATTTTTGAGTTGTTTTACCAATACTTGATTTAATTCTTCCAGTTCTTCTGTCGCAATCAATGCAAACATTAAATCAGCAGTTGCAGGCAGTCCAAAAGATTCTGACGTATCAGTAAGTTCTACATCACTACTATTATATCCGCTTCGGGTCGTCTGAGTTGCACTCATAATCGGCACATTATGTTCTACCGCAAGACCACGCAATTCTTCTGCAATCGACTTAATCAATGTATATGAGTTTGCGCCTGAACCGGCTTTAATCCTAGAGGATGAACATATATTTAGGTAGTCAATATAGATAACATCTGGACGGAAATTCTTTTTGAGCGACAATTCATTCAACAAATGTCTGAAATGATTTGCGTTGGCAACGGCAGTAGGATATTCTTTTACAATTAGTTTTCCACTTGCGACCTTTCTCGTTAAGTTTTCTATCTTACGACAAAAGGTATCATATGGCATTTGTGCAACATCTTGAATATTAGTATTCAAGAGATTCGCGTCAATACGTTCTGCAATCTTTTCTTCTGACATTTCACATGTAATGTATAGGACATTCTTACCCATTAACAAATGATTTGCCGCAAGGTCACACATAAACAAAGATTTACCAACACCAGTACCAGCGAGACAAATATTAAGAGTTTTCTTTGACAATCCGCCCTTAGTAATTTTATTGAATAAATCAAGATGAAACTCGATTTTTTCTTCTACACGTTGATAATATTCAAATCTAGATTCAAAGTCACCAATAAAATCGTGTCCGATATTACTATCAAATGATACGCCCAATGCGTCCTGTAGCATTTTTGGCAGTTGTCCCTTGTTTACGGGGTCATCATTTAAAATACCAATCGACTTCATAACAGCATTATATAATGCGCGATCTTGACACCACTTTTCGGTGACATCAATTTGCCATGCACTATTTTTATGATCGTCTTTATTCTCTTCCATACTCTTGATTGTTGATACCGATTCTGTATATACATTCTCGCCAACATTCAAATCATCCAAAGAGATCAACAATGAATCCCTAGTCGGATTTGTATTGTACTTTTCAATGTGATGTTGTACCATATCAAATATTACTCTATTCGATTCGGTTACAAAATATTCCCTTTCAATAAAAGGCAGTGTTTTTCTCACATATTCTTCATCAGAAAAAAGACAATTCAATACGGTTTGTTCAGTCAATTCCATTAAGTTTATTCGCTTCCTTTATCAGTCTTTCAGATTCAATTCTCAAATGTTCAGCCTGTCGTTTCAGACTTTTAGATTTTTCTTCGTTGCTCAGCGTGTTAAATAAAGACATTGTAGTTGGTTCTTTATCGTCAGTACCATATACTGCACCCCATTTATCTTCAGGACATGCAATGTTGGCGATTTTTGCCTTTGCAGGCATAAAACAACCACAAGATTTACACATCTTTATAGTCGGTTGAAATTGGGCACATGACTTGCAAATGCCCAACCTTTCTTGATACATATATTTTGAAGCGAATAGCTTACTCATCCACCCACTCTATATTTGTTGATAATCCAATCATTGAATTTTTCATCTGCAAGAATAGGTTCCCAAAACTCTGCACTATGGGTTTCTTTCTCGCGGAATTTCTTTTCAATAACTTCACCTGTTTCCATATCAACATTCTGCAACCACGCACCGGCTCTTGTTAGTATACCATAACCTAGTGCCATGTCAAGGAGTCCAGAGAATTTATCTACGCCCTTTTCCCAAGAAACTGAGATAGGAATTTTAGATTTCTCTTTAACAAACCGCGACTTTTCAACATTAATTACAAAATGATATCCAGCAATCTCTGTACCCACTTTATCCTGTTGACGGCCGATAATCCAAATGGTATCTGCACTATAATACATACCAGTACCACCAGATACAACCTTAGTAGGGAACATACCCTGTGAGTCGTATGTGTGGTTGATGGCAACCATAGGAATGTCTTTCATAGTGAGGTGTGGTGTAATCATACGAAACAGCGACTTGAACTGTTTAGCGCGTGTCATGTCTGCTGCACTACTACCTTTCTCTGCATCTTCGACTTCTTTCTTAGATGCCAAGTTACCAACCGAATCCACCATAATGAATACTTTATCTTCCGTATCCAGTTCTGCCAGTTGAGAAACCATGTCAAATTTGAGTTCTTCTAGATTGACAACTGGTACATGTACAATTCGAGTCGTATCTATTTCAAAGATATCGAAATATGCCTGTGGGGTTCCAAATTCAGAATCGTAGAATAATACTACCGCTTCTGGATTTTTGTCCATAAAGGCCTTCATCATAATCAGACCAAATGCAGTTTTAAAATGTTTTGATGGCCCTGCAAGCATGGTAAGTCCAGATGCAAATCCACCATTTAGTGTACCGGAAAATGCAATATTCATTGCCGGAATATGTGTCGGTGTACTAGTTTTGTCGTTTAAGTATTTTGATTCTGATAGGACATTTACCCTACCATCTTTGAAAGACGAGTTCTTTCGTAGTTTACTCATTAGTCCTGTAGTCATTAATTTCTCCTATTCGATTCTTTTATTATAACATAAAATATTGTGCTTGTCTAGTCTAAAAATTCGCCTAATGGGGTTCTCCTAGAAAAAGTCATCTATTGTAAATCTTTTCTCAACATCCCATCCAATCGCATCTGTTACTGATTTGACAGGTTCTAAGAATGATTTGTCGAACTGTTTAGTTTTGTCTATAAATCTATCAAGGTCGAATTCTGGTGGCAATACATCTTGAATTGCGATAGTATTATTTCCAATCGGATTGGGTTCCTTGAGATATACAAATTTAATCTTTTCACCTTCTTTGACTAGTGGGTGTTTCATCTCCAACCCATGTTTTTTCACTAATCTATTGAAGTGCATGACTCCCTTGACATGAATAGGAGTACCTTTCTTAAACAGTTCTACTGGACATTCGTACTTTTTCAGTCCATTTACTCCTCTTGGAAAAGAAATATCTTCTACCGGCAATGTGTTAAACTCTTCTCTAAATTCGTTAATGAACGCAATCAGTTCTTCATTATTACCATTCATAATAACACCAAAGATTTTGCGGAGTTTGTCCCGACATGCGGCCGGTGTTGATGACCTAACGGCCTCAATTCCCATGATCTTCAACTCTGGAGCTTTATATCGAACCCCTTCATTGTCCCAAACATTTAAAATATATCGTTTCTTTGCAGTCCACAAACCTTTAGATGCAATAACTTCACGTTTCATTTGCATCTTCTGTTCGTATGCATTCATATAGTCAGCAAGATCTTGATAACTCTTATCAATAAAAGGTTCCAGTTTTTCTGTAGCAATAGTATCAAGGAAGTTGATGATTTTTGTCTCACCACCTTCAGTTGCAAGTACCTTTTTCGTATCAAACACTTTGTCAACCAAGTCGCCAAGGCGGATGTAAATCGCATCCGTATCGGAAGCAATAACGTAATTAATTTCTTTCTCATTTTTTAGAACCTTATTCAGATAGTCGTTTACTTTATTTTCGATCCACCGAATACTTAGTTGTCCCGACAGAGTGATAGATTCTGCCTGTCTGATATCATAATACCGAAAATACTGATTACCTAACGCACCATAAGCAGAGTTCAACAAAATCTTTGCAGCCATCTGTTTATTGTTTAACTGTGCAATACGTTTGGTAAGGAATATCTTATCGCCACCATCAACTAATTCTTGTTTACATTTCAACATTTCTTGTTTAGAAATAACACGTTCATCATACATGTTTTTCATAAGTTTCGGGAGAAACCCCTTCTTATCATTATTATATAACACCCCAGAAGGCGTTAATGAGACATTATTTGCGACACATTGTGTGGTATCAGTCTTTTGTTCTAATAAACTATTGACATTAGTATCAAGTCTATCATTCTCTACTAAAGTTTCTGGACTGATATTATACTGCATAATTAGGTGCGGATATAGACTGTTCAAATCAAAAGATAAGACCCAATCATGCACACCTAGTTGGGGTTCTTTTACATATGCACCCACATATGCATCCGATTTGTAATTACGAGCCTTTGGGGGAACTACAATGTTATCTTTTTTGAGAATATGAAATGCAATCGAGTCCCATGTTCTAATCGGCGACATAACTTCATCAAAATTGATCTTTGCAGAATATGCAATAGTAATGAGCAAATCGAGTAATTTTAGTTTATCATCAAGTTTATCCACCAACTCAACATCAATGATATTATAGTCAATGTATTTCTGATAATCATTCTTATAAAATAGGTGCATTGCAGAAAATTCTGAGTGATCTAGTTTTTTCTTGCCGAGTTCGATAAATGCAATATGATCTAGACGATAGCTTTCTCTGGTGACATAAGTGAATTTACGATATAGATCTAGGTAATCAATAATATTAACACCAGAAATACTTGCCTGTGTCTGGTCCTGACCACGTATTACTTTGTGTATCTTGTCTACCTTTTTCCAAGGCGAAAGACGTTTCATTTCCGCATCACCTAAAATCTTAGAAATTCGATTTACCAAATATACCATATCAAATGAGTTGACATTCCACCCAGTAATAATGTCAACCTCTGCGGCCTCATACAAATTTAGGAAAGATCTCAACAGTTCCATTTCACTTGTACACTTATAGTATTTGATTTCTAAGTGGGAAACTTCTGGTGATTTGTTTTCCCAATCACCAAGGCCTAGGACAGTATACAAATTACCACATTTCATGGTGATCGCGTTTACACGTTCCTGTGCAACTTCTGGTTCTGGAAATCCTTGTTCACATTCAACTTCGATATCAATATTCATAATATTAATTTTATCAAGGTCAAACTCTTGATCTGCATAATTGTCTGCGATGAATGGGTAAGTATAAGTTTGCATACCATACCAATCAGTAACACCCTCTGTAGATTTTACTTTGCCACGAGCAGCCCCAATAGAATCAAATGTTACCTTTTTCAGACTTTTACCGTCTAAAGACTTATATTTAGAGGTTGTATCTTTAGTTTCATAAAACAACGATGGTTCGTAGTCCATCCTTTTGTTTTTGTGTTCGCCATTTTCATCTACTTCGCGAACTAATATCTTACTACCAATGTTTTGCACGTTAGTATAGAACTGCATATTATACTCTCACCTAATTTATAACATAATTATAACATGAAAAAGGGGTCGTTGTCAACCCCTTTTTTTAACTCATTTTTACGAATGCATGATTACTCGGCCCCGAAGGAACGTGTACTGTGGGTTTCGTCGGCGGCATAACCAAACCACCACCAAATACTTGATTATATTCGTTTTGCAATTCAGATACAGGATCTACTATAAATCCTATATAAGAATTTTTCAAGTCGATCCCATCTGTAGTTTTAGTATAAGGCATAAAAGGCGATAATCCAACTCTAGCGGTTGCAGTTGTCGTATCCGAATAAGATGAAACAATTTGACAGACATTTTTAAGATGCCAACCATCATCTTTTTCGGTTAGAAACCCCATAAGTTCTTCTCCAGATATTAACCTAATTACTTTAATCATCTGTCGCAGCAACCTCTGGAACTGGTGGCCCTTCAGGCGCACTTAAATTTGCAAAATAAGAAATAGTAGTTTTCAATTTTCCTTCAGAATCACTAAGAATAGTAACCAAACGATCCATTTCATCTATAATATTTCCATGTTCTCCAACACCTACTGAATGTTCAAAATACACTTGCAAGTTTGCCATCGCCTGATCGCGCTCAAATTCATATTTCCGAATCAATGCTCTCAACTTCAAACTATTTGAATAATCCAACTTCATCTGCCTTTGCTCCTCTTTTTATCCATTTTTTTTCATTTTTAATGTGGGTTCTGAGAGATTCTTCTAGACTTCTAGCCTCTGGTGTATCCCCCAACCATTTAATAACTCTTCGTTGGAACCACTGCCATTCCATATTCAATACTTTTTGCATAACATCTTGGTGTGCAGTAATAATTTGTCGATTATTCATTATTGCTTGCATAATATCTTCATTGGGTAGGCCGGGCGAAAATGCAATATCTCCAAAGTTATTACTATTTTTTTCTGTTTTATATTGAACCTGAGAATCGCCAGACAAGATATCATTTACAGCGTCTAGTGATTGGTTTGACATTTTTCTTTCTGTCATTATTTCACAATCCATTCTTTTTCATCTTGAATTTCGGCCCGGCGCTGTTTGCAAAGTTTCATTAACTCATTTAAATGTTTGCGAGCTCGGATACCGGCGGATTTATTACCACCTGTAAACTTTTCATTTTCAAGTCTATACTGTTCCAATTCGATAGTCAATTGATCGTGAGTTTCCATATTTTAACATCCTTAATTGTAGTGGGGGGATTTCTCCCCCCTAGTTGATTATTCAGTAAGAAGTGTTTTCTTACTTTTTTTGACGCCAGAACCAATTTCAATTTTTCTTGGGCGTTTTTCTTCCGGAATGATATGTTCCAGTTCAATACTTAGTAGTCCATTAACAATTTTTGCATCATTTACTACCACATCTTGATTTAATGTAAAACTTCTTTCAAAGTCTCTG